TGTTCGACTTCGCCAAGACGGAGCAGGGGTGGTTCGCCCAGCTTCTGACGATCGACGACACGCAGGACGAGAAGGGCCGGCCAATCGTCAGCGCGGAGCAGATCGCCTCCCTCCGCCGGCGGGGTGTGGAGGAGGAGTTCATCCAGCAGGAGTATTACTGCTCCTTCTCCGGCATCCAGAGCGGCTCGTACTTCGGCAAGCTGCTCAACGCGGCACGACAAGGGGGGCGACTCACCCAGGTGCCGTTCAACCCGCGGTACCCGGTGTTCACCACCTGGGACCTGGGGCGGGATGACCAGAACGCTATTTGGTTCGGCCAGCACCTCGGGACGCGGATCAACCTGATCGACTACAACGAGGACCGGCACCAAGGGTTGGATTATTACGCAGGGCTGGTGAAGGCGCGCTATCCCAACTACGCCTTTCACGTCATGCCCCACGACATCAATGTGACGGAGTACAGCAACAATCAAAGGCGGATCGACGCTGCCTACACCCTGGGCCTACGGCCCATTCGGGTTGCCCCAAAGTTGAGCGTGTACGAGAGGATCGACGCGGCTCGTAGGCTCCTCCCAATCTGCTACTTCGACGCAGTGAAGTGCAAGCGCGGGCTCCAGGCGCTTGAGAATTACCACAAGAAGAAGGACGACAAGAACCACACGTTCTTGCCGCAGCCGCAGCACAACTGGGCCAGCAACGGGGCCGATAGCTTTTCGTATCTGGCCGTCGATCTGTTCGAGAGTGATGACGCCACCCACCCGCCGGGGCGTGTGCAGGAGAAGGCGGATAACGTCTACAGCGCTTACGGCGATCAAGGCCAAGCCGAGAGCGAGTTCAACGCATTTACGGGGTGACACATGGGAGCGATCTTCAATCCACCGAAACCACCGGCCGCGCCACCGCCTCCGCCTCCGCCCGATCCACAGGAGACCGCCAACACCGCCAACCAGCGGGCACGGGCGGCCTACCTCAAGCGGCGCCAGTTCTCATCGACGGTCACTTCCTCACAGGGAGTGCAGGCCGGCGCGCCTGGGCAGACGGCCCAAAAGACGCTGCTCGGCCAATGAAACGGATCACGCGGCAACAGATGGAGGACGCGCGGCCCCCCTTGGTGGTGCAGCCCGTCCCCATGCCTGAGGTCGTTGTGGCCAAGGTCAAACCGCGGGTGGAGCGCCCGCTCGACGTTGAGGGAGTCCATGCCCCAAGACTACACTCCGGCGCCTAACGCCGCGCAGGTCGGTGCCCAGGAGGAGATGAAGCGCCTCGTGGCGCTCATCCTCAGGCAATACGATCGCCTCTACGACAAGGCGTCGCAGCACCGGATCGTCATCCAGCAGTTGGCCGATTACATTGTGCCGGCCAAGTCGAACATCGTGCGCAAGCGCCAGAAGGACGCGCGCAACACCGATTTCGTCTTCGACGGCACCGCCGAGGACAGTAACACGAAGCTGGCCTCCTTCCTCGCCTCCTCCCTCACCTCGATGGCGATTCAGTTCTTCTCGCTGCGCCTCCCCGAGCGCATGCTCAAGGAGGACATCGAAGTGAGCCGGTGGCTCGATGATGCGGCGACGATTTGCTACGAGGAGTTCAAGGCCAGCAATTTTTCGACCGAGACACAGGAATGCTACGTGGACATCGGGTTCTCTGGAACGATGTGCTTGCAGCACACCGAGAAGAAGGGCGATGCCGTGTGGAACGGGGCGCTCTTCAAGGCGCACGCCCCCGGGACGTATGTGTGTAGTGAGAATGCCGAGGGAAAGGTCAACGTGATCTTCGTCGAGTTGGAGATGACCTTGGCCGCGATGGTGGAGCAGTGGGGGATTGACAAGCTGAGCGAGAAGTCGCGGCAGAAGTACGCCAAGGACCCCTTCACCGATGTGAAGATTGTGTGGGGGGTGTTTCCGCAGGAGTTGTATCCCAAGTTGCAGGGGCCCAAGAGCAAGCCGTTCTGGTCCTGCTACATTGAGTATGAGCACAAGCACCTCATCGACCTGGGGGGGTTTGAGGAGTTTCCCTTCCACGTCGCCCGCTGGCGCAAGGTCAGTGGCGAGGTGTATGGGCGCGGGCCGGGGCACGCGGCTCTGCCTGACATCAGAACGATCAACCGCGCGGACGAGTTGACGCTCAAGGCATGGGCGAAGGCCATTGATCCGCCGCTCCTCGTGCTCGCGGATCAAATTGTTGGACGTGTGAAAACGACGCCCGCTGCCCTGGTGGTGGCGCGGACGAAGGACGCCCTCACGCCCATTCCGCAGGGGGCCAACTGGCAAGCCAACACGCAGGAGTTCGAGAAGCGGCGCACCAACATCCGCAATGCGTTCTTTGCCGACCAGCTTCAGTTGCCCGACAAGACCATCATCACCGCCACCGAGGTGGAGCGGCGCATTGAGATGGCGCAGCAGATTTTGGGTCCCGTCGTCGGCCGGCTGGAGTATGAGTATCTAGACCCCTGTGTCAGCCGGATGTTCAATGAGTTGAACCGGGCCGGCAAGGTTCCCCCGCCGCCCCCGCAGTTGGTGGAGGCGACCCAGCGGACTGGGACGAAGGTGAGGGTGCAGTATGAGGGGCCGCTCGCGCGCGCTGCACGTGGAGGGGAGTTGCAGGCCATCAATCGGTTGATGACCAACGCGGCGGCGTATATCGAGATCAATCCCCGCTCCGAGATGTTGGACCGGGTCAATGAAGACGCACTTTTCGACTTCCTGGCCGACGCCAGCGGGGCGCCCGCGTTCATCCTCCGGGACGAGGCCGCGACGAAGGCGATTCGGGAGCAACGCGCGAAAGCAGCGGAGCAACAGGCACAAGCGCAAAGTGCGTCCCAAATGGGAACAGGCGCCGCGCAGGGGGCGAAGGCGCTTCAGACAATGCAGGCCATACAGCAAGGAGGTGAAGCTGGTGGACCAACAGCAGTTGCCTAAGGAGTTTTTGGAGTTGGCGGGGAAGTACAAGGTGGTGTTCAACGGGCCGGCAGGGCAGGATATTCTGGAGGACCTTGAGAAGCAATTTCACGTGCGCCACAGCACCTACAAGCCAGAGGAGGCGCTCAATCCTTATGCGCTGGCCGTGCGCGAGGGGGAACGGACCGCGGTGCTGTATATCAGGAACATGCGGGATTTCGTCCCGCAGGACCTAAAGGAGGAGGGGAGCGATGGCTGAGGCGTTGGTGACGGAGGGTCAACAACAGACAAGTAGCCCGGCGCCCGTGGCGGCGCCCGCGGCGACCAACGGAGCCGATTGGTTCGACACGTTGCCGCCAGAGTTGCAGCGGGAGGGGTCGGTGTCCTCCTTCAAGGGGAAGCCGATCGCCGAGGTGGTCAAGAGTCATGTGGAGGCGCAGAAGTTGGTCGGGAGTTCCATCCGCCTGCCCAGCGACAAGGCCACACCCGAGGAGAAGAAGGCCGCGCTCGATGGGATTTACAATAAGCTGGGCCGGCCCGAGAAGGCGGAGGGGTATACGTTCAAGGTCGAGACGTTGGCGATGCCTCCAGGGTTGGAGTGGTCGGACGAGAAGCTGTCGTCGTTCAAGGCTGATGCGCACGTGCTGGGGCTCAGCAACGCGCAGGCGGAGGCGTTGCTGCCCATCTTCGTGCGGGAGTTGAGTGCGTTCATTCCCGATCATGAGAAGTTGTCCACCGAGACGCGGAAGGCGTTGGTGGACGAGGTCGGGGAGAACATGACCAAGCGGATGCTGGGCAACAGCTACCGCGCAGCCAAGCATTATGGCGGGCAAGCCGCCCTCGATTGGCTCGACAAGAGTGGAGCGGGAAGTGAGCGGGTGATGATCGAGATGTTGTCCAAGATCGGCCGGGACCTCGCCGAGCACGGCGTGGTGGAGGGGGCGGATATTAGCAGCAGCGGCGTCAGTACCGCCAGCGAGGCGAAGGAAAAGATCGCGCAGGTGTTGGGGGACAAGGAACACGCGTATCATAAGCGCGACGACCCGCGGCACGAGGACGCGGTGCAGGAGATGTTGGAGTATCACCGGATCGCGTTTCAGGAGGCGTAACGGTGCCGTTGATTCCAGGAAAAGGTAGTGCGGTGCGATCGGCGAACATTCGCACCTTGATCCACGAGGGAAGACCCGCGGATCAGGCGGTGGCGATTGCGTACTCGGTCCAACGCCGCAAAAAGCGCGACAAGCGGAAACGCCCGCGCTGACAGCCACGAAAGGGTGGACGTTGTGGCGCCCACGCACGGGCGCAGGTGGGGTCCTCACTGAGGGTAACCCCGCGTAGCGTAGTGATCGTCAGTGGCAGTGAAAGGTGCTACAATGTCCGATTCGACAATCGAACAAGCACGGGTATTGCAGTTCAAGAGCAACGTGCTCCATCTGTATCAACAGAAGGGGTCGCTGCTCAAGGGCTTGGTGCGTGAGGAAGCGCTCACCGGCAAGGCCCATTTCTTCGAGCGCGTCAGTCCGACCGCTGCGACCAAGCGAACCACGAGGCATGAGGCCACGGTCCATATCGACGTGGAGCACAGCCGGCGCATGGTCACCCCCGCGGATTATGTGTGGTCCACCCTCGTGGATGACACGGACAAGCTGCGGATCATCATCAATCCTGAGAGCGAGTACGCCATCGAGGGTGCCAGCGCCATGCAGCGCACCTACGATGAGGTCGTCATCGCCGCCTTCGACGCCGACGCCAAGTCGGGCGAGGATGGCAGTGGCACCGTCACGTTTGCCAGCGAGCCGGTCGGCAGTTCCTCAGAGGACCTGTCAAGCGGGAACGTGGAGACGGCGGACGTGCTCAACTGGAAGTTGCAGTTCGACATCCTCAACATTCCGATGGACAATCGTGTGATCGTCACCCCGCCCGGAGTGCCTCTCCAGTTGCTTGCCGCCACGAGCGCGCCCTTTGCCTCGTCCAGCGACTACAACACGGTGAAGGCGCTGGTGCGTGGTGAGATCGACACGTGGGTCGGGTTCCGCTGGGTGGTGACGAATATCGCCCCGCTCCTCGACTCGACGGATAA